ACATTCTCATGCACCCGTTCCATATGTTGGGAGTTGCTGGTGTATTTGGGGGTAGCCTGTTTAGTGCTATGCACGGTAGCCTTGTCACGTCTAGTCTTGTACGTGAAACGACTGAGGATGTGTCTCAAAACTATGGCTATAAGTTTGGACAAGAAGAAGAAACTTACAACATCGTAGCAGCACATGGCTACTTCGGACGCCTCATCTTCCAATACGCGAGTTTTAACAACAGCAGAAGTCTACACTTTTTTCTGGCTGCTTGGCCTGTTGTTGGTATCTGGTTCGCTGCTCTTGGCGTGTCTACGATGGCTTTTAATCTTAACGGCTTTAATTTTAACCAGTCCCTTCTTGATAGTCAGGGACGTGTTGTCCGCACTTGGGCGGATATTCTCAATCAAGCCAATCTCGGATTTGAAGTTATGCACGAGCGAAACGCCCATAACTTCCCCCTGGACCTTGCTTCTGTTGAGGCAACTCCGGTGGCTCTATCCGCCCCAGCCGTAGGCTAATCTCCCGTCCGTTCATCCCCACAAGGGACGCATGAAGTTTGATCATGGAACGGGGATCAAACACTTGGAGATTATCATGACTACTCAAGTTACTTACAAGTATCGCGGCGTTTCTTACACTAAAGTGGTAGTCCGTTAAAGCGGCATTGGGAGGTGCAAACCCTCCCTTACCTATTGGCATTGGCCTCTACGGAGATACCCTTTGCCGTCTAGACGGTGGGATAGACCACACAATATGCTACAAAAATTTTTCCAAACGTTTGGGAGCAAGTACTTTAACTTTTCTCCTTTTTACAAATGGCTTATCCTGGATCATTTCAGTCTACCGATGCTCCCGCAAAGGTAACTGAACTTGGTGCATCTAACTTTGGTGCAGATCAACGTGCCCTTTATCTCAAGCTTTTCAGCGGTGAGATGTTCAAGGGTTTCCAACAGAATACTATCGCTCGTGACCTTGTGATGAAGCGGACTCTCCGTAATGGAAAGTCCATGCAGTTCATCTACACTGGTCGCACCGGTGCTGAGTACCACACTCCTGGTAACAGCATTCTGGGTAACTCGAACCAGGCACCTCCCGTGGCTGAGAAGACCATCACCTGTGATGACCTTCTGATCAGCTCGGCTTTCGTCTACGAATTAGACGAAATTCTGGCTCATTACGACTTGAGGAGCGAGATTTCCCGTAAGATCGGCTATGCTCTCGCTGAGAAGTATGACCGTTATATCTTCCGTGCTATCACCAACGGTGCTCGTAACGAGTCGCCTGTGTCTGCCACTGACTACAAAGAGCCTGGTGGTACTCAGATCCGTGTTGGCGATGCTGCTACCCCGAGTTTTGCTGAGGCTTATGACGCTGATTCTCTGGTCAACGCCTTCTTCGATGCAGCCGCTGCGCTGGATGAGAAGGGTGTGTCCCAAGATGGTCGTGTCGCTGTCCTGACTCCTCGTCAGTACTACGCTCTGATTCAGAACGTGACTGGCAACAGCCTGATCAACCGTGATGTCACTGGTACTGCTCTGCAGACCGGCAAGGGCATCATGAGCATTGCTGGTATCGAGATCTACAAGTCTACCAACATTCCTTTCTTCAGCAACTACGGTACCAAGTTCGGCACGACCGGCGGTACTACCGATACTGGTGTTGCGTCTCCTGGTCGCCTGGGTGACTTCATCGACACCGCTATGGAAGATGCTGATAAGGTTGCTTCTGGTTCCTTCGGTGAGCAGAACGAGTATGGTCTTGGTTCTGAGTTCAGCAAGTCCTGCGGTCTGATCTTCCAGCGCGAAGCTGCTGGTTGTGTTGAGGCTATTGGTCCTCAAGTCCAAGTTACCTCCGGTGACACCTCCGTCCTGTATCAGGGCGATGTGATCGTGGGTCGCCTGGCTATGGGTGCTGATTACCTGAACCCTGCTGCTTGTGTGGAACTGTTTGCTGGTGCTACCACCGGTAACTCTGCATTCGCCTGATTATTTCTGGTTTATACTGGGGGAGCTTCGGCTCCCCTTTTTTTTACTTATTGATAGGTAACTATGCCCTTTCCTACTTATGCTGTGTCCACCGAACTGGATGCTGTAAATCAAATACTTAGCTCAGTGGGACAGGCTCCTGTCACCACACTAGATCTACAGAACCCTGAAGTATCTATTGTACTCAACACTCTCCGGGAAGTTAACCGCCAAGTTCAAGCTGAAGGCTGGATCTTTAACACTGAACGTCACTATGAGTTGACTCCTGACAGTTCAACTAATCAAATTCTTTATCCATCTAACATGCTTCAGATTGATACCAATACAAGGTATCATAAAGATAAGTACGATGTGGTAAAGCGTGGTAATAAATTGTATGATCGTTTGAATCATACTTACACTTTTACCGATACTATCCAAGCAGATGTCGTTTGGTATTTTGACTTTACCGACGTACCTGCTGCTGTCCAAGCTTATATTACTGCCCGAGCTGCTCGCATGTGTGCTACCAAAATGGTAGGAGATCGTGAGTTGAACGGACTTCTCCAAGAACAAGAACTTCAGACACGAGCTGCTGCTATTGAGTACGATTGTAATCAAGGCGACTATTCAATGTTTGGATTCCGTGATGGAGAAAACTATTACAATAGCTATCAACCTTTCCAAGCATTGATGCGATGAGTACTGTAACCCAAAGGATTCCCAACTTCCTACTTGGCATTTCACAACAACCTGACAATCGTAAGTTTCCTGGACAACTTAACGATTCTGTGAATGCTTTCCCAGACTATGCTCTTGGTCTTCTCAAGCGCCCAGGCGGACAATTTGAATCTGATCTTTATGGCGCTACTGCTGATGGTAAGTGGTTTTCAATCCTTAGGGATCCACAGGAAAAGTATGTCGCTCAATATGATGATAATCAATTCCGCATTTGGAACCTGACTGACGGCTCACCACGAGCTGTTGATATGGGTTCGGATGTTACCCATGCTGGTGCTTGTAACCTTACTAACCTTAAGGCTGACCTTGCTACTTACAATACTGCTGTTACTACAACTGCTACTCGTTTAGCTGAGCTTCACACAGAACAAGCGGACTACGCTGAGGTGCTTGCTGGTCAAACCTCGACTGAAGTAGCTTTGTTTGAAGTTCAGTACGAGTATGATAAGCCAGGTGAAATTGAACAAACTGTAAAGTCTGGTATTCTTAAAAATGCTAACGACGTTTACATTGTTAAAAACAACAACACTGTTGTAAGTTCTACCACTACCCTTCCTTCTGGGTATGCATTGGGTACTGAGTTTACTAACGAGTACCCTCTTATTGCAGCAGAAGGTTATCGTGTCTACCAAGCTATTCAAACAGTAGCTGCTACCCACGACGCTACAGATCTTAGTAATGCTGAGACCGCAATGAACACGGCTCAGACCAACTACGACAACGCTGTAACTGCTGAAGCTACTGCTTTGTCCAACTATCAAGATGAGCTAGATCTCTGTGCTGTTAGTTCGATTCCTAGCGATGGTTATCTCAATGGTGCTACTGCTGCTGACATTGAGGTTCTCACCCTGAATGACTACACCTTTGTTCTTAACAAAGCAAAGACTGTAGCAATGGAGACTACCACTACTGCTGACAAACCAAATGAAGCGTTTGTCGTTGTTAAGGTGGTGGGTACTGGTCACTATAAAATCTATCTTGATGGAACAGAACGTGCCACGTACAACGCTGGTACTGGTGGTGACGTAGATGCTATTGTTGATGACCTTGTAGGGGACATTAACGGTAACACCTTTGGTGGTAAAACTTACACTGCTGTAGCCGTTGGTCCTGGCATTTATATTAGCTGTACCGCTGCTTTTACTATCTCAGTTGTCGGCGGTCCATCTGAAGACTCTATGAGCGTCTTCCAAGATTCTGTGCCGACTGTTGCTGATCTTCCGCTGCAATGTAGGAATGATTTTAAAGTTCGTATTGTCAACAGCATTGACGTTGATGTTGATGATATGTACGTTAAGTTTGTAACTGATGGTGGTGTGACTTATGGTACTGGTGTTTGGGAAGAATCAAATGCTTGGGACATTACCTTTGAACTTGATCCTCAAACACTTCCTCATCAGATTGTAAGGAACGCTGACGGTTCATTTACCTACGGTCCTATTGATTGGGCAGACAGGGAGATCGGTGATCTGGAAACCAACCCTGATCCTAGCTTTGTTGGGGCTAAGATTAACAACCTTTTCTTCTATCGTAACCGCCTTGGATTCCTGTCTAATGAGTCAGTGATCCTGAGTAAAGCAGGTGATTATTTTAACTTCTTTGCTACTACTGCCCTTACGGTTACTGACGATGACCCTATCGACGTCAGTGCTTCGTCTATTAAACCTGTTAACTTGAGGTACGTTAAACCGGCTAACGCCGGTCTTGTGCTGTTTAGCGACGTTCAACAGTTCCTGATCGCAGGTAATGAGGACATTCTTTCGCCTGAGACAGTTAAGATTACAGAGCTATCGAGTTATGAG